TAGCTTGGTTAAACTGTCTTGCGCCCTAGACCATACTGTGGTTGCTGATTTAACCACATCGCCCGAGGCTTTAGCTTCAGCCTTGCCTAGGTATTGCTCGATGCGCACTAGATACTTGCCAACGCGCTGGTGCACATAACGCTTCGTAACCTTGTCAGCATCACTCAAAGCCTTGTTGTCTTGGTTATACAGGGCTTGCTCTGTCTTGCTGAAGCCTAGCACGATAGCGCCTCGCAAAGCCTCGCGCACTTCAGGATTGCCACCTTTATTCTCGGTGACAACCATGCTTAGTTTAATGCCCTCAGCTTGCAAGCTATCAGACGCCTTAAGCCATTTGTGCTCAGCTACTACATCGCTAGATACAGCCTCGGCAATGATTGAACGGGTTGTTGTTGCTAATTTAAATTGTGACATGATATATCCTTTATAAGTAAATACCGCCTAGCACAGACTGTGTTTCGGTCAGTGATTGCATTGTGGCATAACCTAGCATAGCTTAGCAATAGATAGCATAACTTTATTTATCATTGTGTATCTTGTTATCCAGTGGATAACAGAATTATGGCTATGGGCTACGCACCCGCCCCGTATGCCCCACTTATGGCTTAGGAGTCCCGTGGCTGGGCTAGGGTTACTAGTTTGCACAAGCAGTATCCTATTTTCTACGTTCAGAACTCATTTTATTAAGTACCCCCCTGCCTAATAATATTGTTAAAAATCAAACACTTAGCCCCACCCCCACTGATTTCGGCAATGCCCCCCTATGTTTTTTAAGTACCTAGCTAAAAAATTTTTTATATGTTATATTACGAAATCGGCCTAAGGGCTTGCAAAAAGACACATACAACAATGACTATCGAGCTTACCCCAGATGTAGGCGTGCCGATTACGCCAGAAGTAAAAACAATAGACCTGCACATTCGTGCTCAGGCTGCAGCAGCTACGGCTGATTTATTAGAAGAACATGGTTTAGACACGACTCCTAATGCGGAAGACCGTGATATCTCAGCCGGACTATCTAATGCCTACGCTGCGGACCCCACCCTTGCAAGTAAAACAGTTAACACCAAACGCGCTGCGAAGCTAACACCTGCATCAATGCAACTTACTAGGAACATACTAGATGAGTTTAGCCATGCCGTGGTGAGCAACGCCACCGAAATACGTCGCCTAGTAACAAACAAACTTATATTAGAGTCTGACAATGCTGACCCGAGGGTGCGAATCCGTGCGTTAGAGCTGCTGGGTAAGATAACAGACGTAGGGTTGTTCACAGAGAAGACCGAGATTACCGTAACGCACCAGTCAACAGAAGAACTACGCAAATCACTGCGTGAGAAGTTCAACAAGATAATGAACCCAGAGCCGGAAACGCCTAACGAGATAGAAGTTGGTGGGGAGATTATTGACGTCGATGCAGAACTAAACTTAAAACCACAAGAAACCACAGAAAAACCAGACGTGACCTCAGAAGTCATGCCTGAAACCACAGAAAACCCGGTAGAAACTGGGTCAGAAACGCTAAAACGCACAGAAAGGCCCCTAGAACCGACGATTGACTACGACGATATACTAGAAGATTGGGAAAAATCGTGAATTTAGGGGAAAATGACTTTTCTGCAGAGGAAATCGAGTACATGCTCGAGCACCTTGAGGAGTTTGAGCCCGAAGAACAAGTAGAAATAGTTCAGATTGCAGACGTAATTGAGAAACGGACAGATGCACAACGATGCCGAGACGACTTAATTGAGTTTTGTAAGAAGATGCAGCCAGATTACAAGGTTGGGAAACATCACCGCATACTGGCAGACTTACTAATGAACTTAGCAGACGGTAAAAAAGACAGGGTGTGCGTCAACATACCCCCACGTCATGGCAAAAGTCAGTTGGTATCTATTTATTTTCCGGCGTGGTTCTTAGGCAGGTATCCTAACAAGAAAGTACTGATGGTTTCACACACTACCGATTTGGCTGTTGACTTTGGTCGTAAGGTTCGTAACATTATTGACACTGCCGCATATAAGGAAGTGTACCCCACGGTGCTGTTGGCATCAGATAACAAGTCAGCTGGTCGATGGAACACAAACATGGGGGGTGAGTACTACGCCTGCGGGGTTGGTTCAGCTCTAGCCGGTCGAGGCGCAGACTTATTATTAGTTGATGACCCACATAACGAGCAGGACATTATTAATGGTAACTTCGATGTGTTCGAGAAAGCATACGAGTGGTTCACGTACGGTGCGCGTACTCGGCTTATGCCGGGTGGTCGGGTTGCCATAATTCAGACGCGTTGGCACTTAGATGACTTGACTGGGCGAGTGACTCGTGATATGTCTATGAACGAAGGGTCAGACCAGTACGAGGTTGTTGAGTTCCCTGCCATATTAGATGTAGAGAATAAGGTCACTCATGTGATGGAGCAGAAGGCGCTATGGCCTGAGTTTTATACACTGGACGACTTGTTAAGAACTAAAGCGTCAATGCCGCTGTTCCAGTGGAACGCGCAGTACCAACAGAATCCGACATCAGAAGAAGCGTCTATTGTTAAACGAGACTGGTGGAAGATATGGGAAGGTGAGACTGCACCTAAGTGTGAGTACATTATTATGTCTCTGGATGCCGCAGCTGAATCACATAATCGAGCTGACTTTACAGCCTTGACAACATGGGGAGTTTTCTTTAACGAAGAAGACAATAATTATAGTATCATACTACTTAATTCTATTAAAAAGCGTGTTGAATTTCCAGAGCTTAAGAAATTAGCAATGGAGGAGTACAGTGACTGGGAGCCCGACTCATTTATAGTTGAGAAGAAATCCAGTGGAACTGCACTATACCAAGAACTACGACGGATGGGTATGCCTGTACAAGAATATACACCACATCGGGGTTCTGGGGATAAATTAGCACGATTAAACTCCGTAGCAGATATAGTAGCATCAGGATTAGTATGGGTGCCACAAACAAGATGGGCTGAAGAACTAGTAGAAGAAGTTGCAGGGTTTCCGTTTATGTCGCACGATGACTTGGTTGACTCTACTGTAATGGCGTTAATGCGGTTCCGTCAAGGGGGGTTTATTAGGTTACCTTCAGATGAACCAGAAGAAATACAATTTTTTAAATCCCGCCGCAAAGGGTACTATTAATAAGGATAGAATATGGCTACAAATATTGATAAGGGGTTGTACTCAGCTCCACAAGGAATAGAGGAAGAAGAAGGAATGGGAGCCGAGATGGATATCCCAGACTTTGAAATTGAGTCAGATAACATCACTCCACTAGAGGATGGCGGGGTAGAAGTCACTATAGGCACTGCGCTTATTAGTACTGGCGACTCAGAGTTTGAGGAGAACCTTGCAGAAGTACTTGACGAGGGCATCTTAAAAACTCTATCTAATGACCTCTTAGGACTTGTCGATGCCGATATCAATAGCCGTAAAGACTGGGCAGAAACCTATGTTAAGGGCTTAGAAGTACTAGGCTTTAAATACGAGGACCGTACAGAACCATGGGAAAATGCCTGTGGTGTATATAGTACTGTGCTAGCAGAAGCCGCCATTCGTTTCCAAGCAGAAGCAATGAGTGAGACGTTCCCAGCTGCGGGTCCTGTACGCACTAAGATTATTGGTAAAGAAACACCTGAAAAGGCCGAAGCGGCTAGCCGTGTACAAGAAGACATGAACTACGAGTTAACAGAGCGTATGGTCGAGTATCGCCCAGAGCACGAGCGCTTGTTGTATTCACTAGGTCTTGCGGGTTCAGCATTCAAGAAAGTTTACTTTGACCCAACACTAGGTCGTCAAGTAGCCATATACATATCAGCAGAAGATGTCATTGTGCCATACGGCGCGTCTCATATAGAGACAGCAGAGCGTGTAACCCACGTAATGCGTAAGACAGAGAATGAGATTAAGAAGCTGCAGGCAGCAGGGTTCTACAGAGAGGTTGACTTAGGCGAACCGACCCCATACCACACAGACATAGAGAAGAAAAAGGCAGAAGAATCCGGTTACACAATGACTGAGGACGACCGCTATGCGCTGTATGAGATACACGCAGACTTAATTATTGAAGGCGCCGAAGATGATGACGACGAGATTGCTCGCCCATACGTGGTTACTATTGAGCGGGGGACAGGCGAGATTCTGTCTATTCGTCGTAACTGGAACCCAGACGATGAGCTTAAACTAAAACGTCAACACTTTGTACACTATGTATATGTGCCGGGCTTTGGCTTCTACGGGCTAGGTCTAATTCACATCATTGGTGGCTACGCACGTGCGGGTACATCCATTATTCGTCAGCTTGTCGATGCAGGTACATTGTCGAATCTGCCCGGTGGTTTAAAAGCCCGTGGCTTACGAGTTAAAGGCGATGATACACCGATTGCTCCGGGTGAGTTCCGTGATGTTGATATCCCTAGCGGTGCGATTAAAGACAACATTATGATGCTCCCATACAAGGAGCCAAGCCAAGTATTGATGGGTCTGTTAGACAAGATTACTACAGAGGCTCGTCGTCTAGGCGCTATTAGTGACATGAACGTATCTGATATGAGTGCTAACGCACCAGTAGGTACAACACTAGCTATCTTAGAGCGTACACTAAAACCGATGGCTGCAGTACAGGCACGCGTACATTATGCGATGAAGCAAGAGTTTAAATTACTCAAAGTTATTATTGCTGACTACGCACCGACAGAATACGCGTATACCCCAGAAAGAGGGGAGAATGGCGCACGTCAACAAGATTATGCGATGGTTGATGTTATCCCAGTATCAGACCCTAACAGCAGTACCATGGCGCAACGAGTTGTACAGTACCAAGCAGTGTTACAGATGGCTCAAACGGCACCACAGATATACGACCTACCGCAGTTACATCGTCAGATGATTGAGGTACTAGGTGTTAAAAATGCTGATAAGTTAATACCGACTACAGAAGATGCGAAACCAAAAGACCCAGTCTCTGAGAACATGGCTGCATTGATTAGTAAACCGATGAAGGCATTTATATACCAAGACCACGAGGCACATATAGCGGCACATACCTCGTTCATACAAGACCCAGTTATCGCACAAACTATTGGTCAGAACCCACAAGCACAGCAAATTATGGCGTCGTTACAAGCGCATATTGCAGAACACTTGGGCTTCCACTACCGTAAACAAATCGAAGATACACTAGGCGTACCGTTAACAGCTCCGGGTGAGGAATTACCAGAAGACGTAGAAGTACAATTATCTAGATTGATAGCCGATGCTGGTAAACAGTTGGCACAACAACATACGCAAGAAGCTGCACAAGCTCAGGCACAGCAACAAGCGCAAGACCCAATCATCCAAATGCAACAACAAGAGATTCAAATTAAGGGTGCAGAAGTCGAACGTAAGAAAGCTAAAGATGCGCAAGATGCAAAACTAGCTGAACGTAAGATTAAAATTGATGAGTTAAAAGTCGTGACTGATTTGCAAAAACACCACGGCACTACTACATCACAAGAAAAGCAAGCCTCAAATAGAAACGAGATTGAGCTTCTTAGAGCTATACAACAAAGTAAGTCAACTAAAAATGACCATACAATGAAGGCAGCTCAAATCCTGCATACAATGCAGCAAGCAAATAAACCTAAAGGACCAACAGGAGAATAGGAATGGCTAAAACCGTCTTTGACGTGCTAATAGAAAGAATAGAAGTTCACAAGAACATGGCTATGGAATTTATGGAAACAGCTGGTCCAAAAGACTACGCCGAGTACAGAGATATGTGTGGGGCAATTCGAGGTCTGTCCCTTGCATTACGAGAAGTACAAGACCTTTCGCGCAACTATTTAGATGAGGATGATGATGACTGAAGCAACTGAAGTCGTAACAGAGGAAGATTTGGAGCAGCAATTGCCGAAACCGGTAGGGTATAAGTTATTAATAGCTTTGCCAACTATCGAGAAAACGTATGAATCAGGGATTATTAAAGCAGATAAAACTGTATTTGAAGAACA